ATGAAAACAACGTGGTACTCGGTGGCAACATGAGGCTTAGGGCTTTGCAAGAACTTGGATTCACGGAGGTGGATGAAGCATGGGTAAAGCGAAGCAGCGATTTAACCGAGGATGAAAAGAAGCGGTTCATCATTGCGGACAATGTGGCTTTCGGTGAATGGGACTGGGACACCTTGGCGAACGATTGGGAAGTGGTGGACTTGGAAGCGTGGGGCCTGGAGATACCGCAGTTTAATCAAGATATAAACTTGGATGATTTCTTTGAAGAAAACAATGAAGAAAAGGAAGAAAAATTTAAAATTATTCTTGAATATACTGAGGATGATTTTAATTTAGTGAACGAGGCATTGAAAAAACACTCAGGAAGCAAAGAGCAAATTATTTTTAAACTTTTAGGATTATGATTGTTTATTTGGCGGGGGGGGTAACTGGTAATTTAATTAAAGACTGGCAGAATTATATGAAATTACATATTGCAAGTTTAGGAAAAGAAATAGGTTTAGGGGGAAGATTAAAAGAAATTTTTAAAGATGATATGAAATTATTTATTGCTGGAAATGATAATTTTAGGAAACAAAGATTTAATTTATTTTTAAAAGATTTATTTATTTTAGAAAGTTATCATTATATCATAAAGCAAAAATGGATGTTTCCTCTGTTAAAAGAATTTAAAGGATTTTTATTAGATAGTGGTGCATTTACATTCATGACATCTTTAAAAGGTAAGTCTATTAATTGGGAGTCTTATGTAATTAATTACGGTAATTTTATAAAAAATCATGATATTAAACATTTTTTTGAATTAGATATTGACCCAATAGTTGGCTTAAAAGAAGTTGAAAGATTAAGAGAATTATTGGAGCAAACGGCTCAAAGAAAATGTATTCCCGTTTGGCATAAAAGTAGGGGTTTGGATTATTGGAAACAAATGTGCAAAGATTATGATTATGTCGCCATTGGTGGTATTGTAACTCAAGAAATAAAAAGAAGTGAATACGATGTTTTCTATCCTCTGTTAAAAATAGCAAAAGAAAATAATTGCAAAGTTCACGGGTTAGGATTTACAAATCTAAAAGGAATGGTGAAATATAAATTCTATTCTGTTGATAGTACATCTTGGTTAAGTGGTAATAAGTTTGGAGCAGTTTATTTGTTTGATGGTGAAACTATGCAAAAGCAAATAAAACAAATCGGTCAAAGAGTAAAGACAAATAAAACCGCAATACATAATTTTACAGAATGGGTTAAATTTTCTAAATATGCAGAACAAAATTTATAAAATGGATGCAGTAATTTTATTAAGTGGTGGTCAAGATTCAACTACTTGTCTTTATTGGGCAAAAAAACAATTTAATAAAGTTTATGCCGTTGGATTTGATTATGGGCAAATGCACGTTAAAGAACTTGAACAAGCAAAGAAAATTGCTTTAGATGCTGATATTGATTATAAAATATTTAACATAAAAGGACTTTTAGGTAAATCAAGTTTAACAGAGAAAACAAGCCATAATGATAAAAGTTATATAAACTCAGATTTACCAGCCTCATTTACAAGTGGTCGCAATATACTTTTTCTGTCAATAGCTGGTAGTTATGCAAGTGACTTAGGTATAAATGATTTGATTATTGGTGTTTGTCAAACAGATTACTCAGGCTACCCAGATTGTAGACGAACGAGTATTGATGCGATGCAAAATGTTTTATCACTTGCTTATGGTAATGGTGATTTTAGAATACATACTCCATTGATGTATATAAATAAGGCTGAGACTTGGAAATTAGCAAAAGATTTAGGTTGTTTAGATGTTATTATAAATGATACTTTGACTGATTACAATGGTAATCAAAATATGAATGAATGGGGAATGGGAATAAATAACAATCCAGCAACTGAATTAAGAGTAAAAGGTTTTTACGAGGCAAAAAAAAATAATTGGATATGATTCAAATAGAAAAAAAATATCATTTTTACGCGGCACATAGAAACAAAAATGCAGATAATAAATGCGGTCGAATACATGGTCACACTTATAAAGTTATTTGTTCTTTTAAGTTTGAAGAAATAAATAAAAAAAGCGGAGTTACCTTATTATTTTCTGAAATAGACAAATTAGTCGAGCCAATTATTAAAAAATATTGTCATTGGCTTTTGTTACATGAACATGACGTTTTATGTAATATATTGTCTTTAGCAAATGAACCTTACATTACTCTTCCGTTTGAAACAAGTGCAGAGAATATGGCAGTTTGGTTGTTTACTGAAATAAAAAATAATTCTAATTTACCAATTTTTAAAATATCGTTAGCTGAGACGCTATCTTCAACAGTTGTATATGAACCTTAAATTATCAGAAATATTTTACTCAGTCCAAGGAGAAGGGGCAAGAGTAGGAACGCCAACAATATTTATCAGAACAACTGGTTGCAAAGCAAAAATGGCTTGTTTCGCTATGGGCATAAAATGTGATACAGAATTTGAAAGTGGTAAAGACTACGATGTAGAAGACATTTTAAAATGGATTAATGCAAATGCTAAAGGATGTAATGAAATTACATGGACTGGAGGCGAACCATTAGACCAATTAACCGATGAAATAGTTACATATTTTAAATCTAAGGGCTTTTATCAAGCAATTGAAACAAGTGGATTACATAAACCTTTACATGGCTTAGATTTCATTTGTGTAAGTCCTAAGGTAGCTGAACACGTTATTGAAAAAAATTTCAATATAACTGTTGATGAATTAAGATATGTTAGACACGAGGGGCAAGATGTGCCAAATCCAAGTATAAAAGCAAAACATTATTGGATAAGTCCTCATTCAGATGGATTTACTATAAACGATAAAAATTTAAAGCATTGTATAAAACTTTGCTTAGATAATCCTAAATGGAAATTATCGGTACAAAATCATAAGTTATGGAATATATTGTAAGTTGGGATGAAATAAAAAAAAGAGTATCTTTATTAGATATGTCTTTAAAATACTATGGTGTTCCTCGAGGGGGAACATATATTTCAGCTATGTTAAACCCTGTATCAAATCCTGATGAAGCAGATATTATTATTGACGATTTAATTGACAGCGGCAAAACAAGGCTTAATTATGCAAAATACAATAAACCTTTTATAGGTTTATTTGATAAACAAACAGAAAATGAGTTAAAAGATAAATGGTTAATTTTCCCTTGGGAGCAAAACGAAACGCCAGTTGAAGACAATTTTACAAGGATATTGCAATATTTAGGCGAAGACCCTAATCGAGATGGTTTGAAGGAAACACCTAAAAGATATATTAAATTCCTAAAAGAATTTTTAACCCTTAAGGAATTTAATTTTACAACTTTTGACGCCGAGGAAACAGATGAAATGATTATTCAAACTAACATTCCTTTTTATTCATTGTGCGAACATCACATAGCGCCATTTTTTGGTGTTGCTAATGTAGCTTATGTTCCAAATGATAAAATAGTTGGATTAAGTAAACTTGCAAGATGTGTGGATTTATATGCAAACAGATTACAAAATCAAGAAAGAATAACAACCCAGATTGCTGAAAGATTACAAGGTGAATTAAATTGTAAAGGCGTTGCAGTTTCTTTAAAAGCGCAGCACCTTTGTATGTGTATGCGTGGTGTAAAGAAACATGATACATGGACAATTACAACGAAGTTACTGGGCGTTTTTAAAGATGACGACAAAGCAAGAAATGAGTTCTTGTATTTAATTAAACAGTCGTAATACAGTCATGCCGATAAAACCCTCAGATAATCCAAAACCTTTTGTTAAAGGCCAATCAGGAAACCCCAAGGGTCGCCCTAAGAAGCTCCCAGCCCTTGACCTTATCATGGCTAATGTCATGGGTCAGGAAAAGGACGGCATCACGGCGGCTGAGGCTATTATCATGAAGATGAGGGAAAAGGCTGCAAAGGGTGACATCAAGGCGGCTCAATTGCTCCTTGACCGTGCATACGGAAAGGCAAAGCAAAGCATTGATATTACGACGCAGGGGGAAAAGGTGACCGTGCCAACAATTATATTTACAAAGGATGGAGATAAAGGTCAGTGAAAAATACCAAGCCCTGTGGCAACCGCGCACGCGTTACTTCCTCATCACTGGGGGACGTGGTTCAGCTAAGTCCTTTACCGTGGGGCTTTGGGCTTGTAATATGTTATTGGCTTATAAGAATTGGAAGGTACTGTTCACCCGTTACACGTTATCAAGTGCAAATATTTCCGTTATCCCTGAGTTTAGGGAAAAGATTGACTTGCTTGACGTGGGCGATGAATTTAACATGACTAACGCGCAAATTGGTCACAAGGTGACAAAGAGTGAAATAATATTTTCAGGAATCAAAACAAGTTCAGGAAATCAAACAGCAAAGTTAAAGTCGATACCTGGTTTAAATGTTTTTATCGTGGACGAGGCTGAAGAGTTTGTAAGCGAAAAGGACTTTGATACCATTGATGAATCAATCAGGATGCCTGATACACCTAATCTTGTTATCCTTGTCATGAATCCGCAAGACGTGGAGCATTGGATTTGGAAGCGGTGGTTTGAAAAGTCACACCGGATGATTGACATTGACGGGCATTCGATACCGATAAGCACGCACCCAGATATAACGCATATACATACCACGTATCTTGATAATTATCATAACCTAAGTAAGGATTACGTCGCAAAGATTGAGTCGGTAAAAAGCAAGTCGCCTGAGGCATACGCGCACAGGTTCTTGGGCAAATGGCTGGATAAAAAACAGGGCGTAATATTTGCAAACTGGCTTGAAGGCGAATTTGATACAAGCCTACCCTTTGCCTACGGGCTTGATTTCGGATTTTATCCCGATCCTTTGGCATTGGTTAAAGTCGCGGTTGATGCCACGGCAAATAAGATTTATGTAAAGGAAATCATTTACGAACAAAGCCTATCGTATGACATGGTTGTTACAAAGATTAAAAATGAGGTTGAAACCGATGCCATGATTGTGGCCGATACAAGTGAGCCACGTTTGATTGATGCGCTTACCTCAAATGGAATCAATGTTCAAAAAACGGAAAAGTACGCTGGCAGCGTGGTTGACGGGATAAAACGAATGCTTGATTTTACGATTGTCGTCACCGAGGAATCGTATAATTTAAAAAACGAGTTAAGGAATTATATTTGGAATGACAAAAAGAGTTCAACACCATTGGACGCGGATAACCACGGGATTGACGCAACGCGTTACGGTTCACTTCGTCTAATGCAGGGTTCTGATTCACTTGCACATAATTAAAAACACATGACACCAAAAGAAAAAGCAGAACAACTAATAGATAAATTTAGTGAACGCAGAAAACTTTTCACCGAAACAAAAGGCTGGATTATACACGTTGATTCTTCAAAAGCAAAGGGACATGCGTTGACTGCGGTTGATGAAATTTTAAATATCAATTCAGTTGACAAAGACTTTAGTTTATCTCATTATTGGTTAGACGTAAAAGACGAAATACAAAACCTATGACACCAAAGGAAAAAGCAAGGGAGTTGCATTTAAAAAAAATAATAACAAGATGACAAACAACGAAAAGGCGGTTTACATCATTCACTT